ACTTTGCGGCACGATGAAACCTTGGACACGGCGAGCCTCGCCGAAGCGCTGTCGCATATTCCCGTCAAGGACAGCCTCGTCGTCGTCAGCGATCTTCGCTATCCCAGCACGGATGACCCGGATAACAGCCCGGTTGTTTCGGCGATCTATGGCCATCGCTGCTATCTCTGCGTTCTCTGGCCGAGCCAGGGCTGGGCCGCCGAAATGAACCAGCGTTACGCCGACGTCAAACAGCTTCAGGCGAGTATATGGTCGCCGCAACTGACGGATCTCGCCCGGCAACGGCACTGGACGCATCTGCTGGTGCGCAAATCCGGCCCGCATCCGCAGACGATCCCGCTGGCGCTGGTCTTTGAGAACGAGGACTACGCCGTCTATCGGTTTTGATGCGGGTTGCGCATGAAGCCGAGCTTTCGCAAACTATACCTCGATAATTTTATAGGCTGTGGTCTTACTCGGGATGATCAGTCGCCAGCGATTGCGCACGTAAGGCCTCGTAGAGCTGAGCTTGACCTTGTCGATGATCTCGCTGAGATAGACCGCCTCGTCTTCTCGCACGATGCCGGCGCCGGCTTCGGTCAGCGGCTTCAGTTTCGATGTTTCGCCTTGGCTGAGTGCCAGCGCACGTTTGCCCTGATTCTTCAGATTGTGATGGGTCAGGATGACCTTCGACAGGTCGATGCTGCTGCGTTCCCGTCCGAATTCCAGCAAGGGCGGCAGCCGCTTATAAAAGATGGCTCGTTTCTCGATGGCGGTGTTGCCATAATCGAAAATCTGCGACAGAAAGGCATGCATGCGCTGATAGGCGTGAGTAGAGCGGAGGCGAAGCCAAGTTTCAATTCTCATGCAATAGCCGGAGAATTCAATGAATTACAAAAGAGTTACAATTTTTAAGGCATATAATCGTAAGTTATAACTGATAATAGTTGCTGCGACTCGGCTAGGCTTTTCATCCTTCGGAATGCTTAATGTCGAGGAAACAGGCTTTCAAATGCAATCTTCTGAATTTACAAAACTCACCCGAATTATCGAATGCCTAAAGCAAAACGACGCTGATTATCTGTTCGATGTGCTGCCGATTGTTTTGTCCATCTTTCTTTTCGGCCTGTCCTATCGATTGGGTAACACGCTATTCTGGGAGAATGTTTGGCTAACTGGTGTAAGCCTGAGCGCTCTCTTCGGGGGCCTGTGGCGAACGGTCAAAAGCGGTGGCAAGTTTCAGCCTGCGGTTGCTGCAATATTCGGGATCGCGATCGGCTTTGCCGCAGCAAGTGGCCCAGCAACGGTTTACGCTGCAACAGCCGATAAACCTATACCCATCTCATTTCATATGACCTTAGCCGCACTTTCTATGTGCTGCTACGCGGTGCCGCCAATGTTTTGGTCAATGGTGAAACTCATTGGGACTGCGGAACTGCTCCCAAAAGAAAGTATCTCCAAGCGAACTCGTGCGGCAATGCTGGTTCTGGCAGTCGCACTATTAGCACTGCAGGTGTTCTTTATTATTGAAGGCCCCGTGAGAAAATAAGGATATCGGAAAGGCGGCAGGAATTCTTTGGCTGGGGGACTAGGATTCGAACCTAGGTTGACGGAGTCAGAGTCCGTACATCCCCGATGATTTCAAATGGGTTTTTCTCCCAACTGCGGAGAAAATCGCTTATGTCGAATCAATACGTTACAGGGTTTTTCCCAACTGAGCCACCTGGCCCAGAAAGACGAAACCCGGCGCCGTCTGGCAACGGCAACCGGGCTTATTCAAAATCGGTGTGGATGGATCATAAGCGTATCGCTGGCGGTGCGCAATGATGCACATGCAGCCCGGCACGTGGTTTCGCGGAAGTACGGCCGCGATTGAGGACCGCCGGCTATCGGCAGAGGCGAAGCTAGTCTTTTGCGTGCTGGCGAGCCACGTCAACAGTGCCGGTCTATGCTGGCCATCGCAGGCATCCATTGGTCGCGTGATCGGCATCGGCGAGCGTCAGGTGCGGCGCCATTTAAAGCAGCTGGAGGCTTTTGGATATGTGAAATCACATCGCCCGCCACGGCCGCGCGGTGGCGGATATTCAGTGACGCACTATTACCTGTTCTATCCGAAATCACACCGGTCATCCGATGACCGGTGTGACGACCTTTCGGCCCAGTCTGGGCCGATTGAGTCATCCGTGTCCCGAGGACAAGATGGGGACGTCCCTGGGGACAATGCATCGGGGGATGATTGTAATGGCAGGGACATTTCTGGTTTGCCGCGGCAAATGGTGCAGCAAAACGCCGGCAAAACAGAAAACCCAGACGAAACCGTTGGGTTAACCCCTTCGAAACCGTTCGAGGCCAGTCACACCGGTCATCGGATGACCGTCACACCGGTCACCGGAAGGCAGTCACACCGGTCATCGGATGACCGCTTAACTAGAACAAGAACAATAACAAGAACTAGATCAAGTCGCGCGCAAGAGGCTGCTGCGCCTGATCCATACCAAACGCTCATCAGAAGGATCACGTCGATGATCCGTATCGATGAGACCGCAGCAGGCGCATGGGTCACTGAACACACTGAGTTCTATGAGGCCCACGCAGCCGGCACTCTCACCGAGGCCGCCCTGTATCAAGCCCTAACCGATGGAGGAATCGCCTGATGGCTACCTGGCCATATAACACTCAGAAGTGGCAGCGCCTGCGCAAAGCAAAGCTCGCCATGGATCCCCTATGCCAACAGTGCCAGCAGGACGGCAGGGTGACAGCAGCGCAGCACGTCGACCACGTGAAGCCGATCAATCAGGGTGGTGACGCCTGGAATATCGAGGGTCTCAGGTCATTGTGTGCCTCATGCCATAGCCGCAAGACGAGGCACGTGGACCAGTTGGGCAAGGCCGCGGTCCCCCGCCGGATCATCAAGGGATGCGACGCCACAGGCTGGCCATTGGACCCGGAGCACCACTGGAACAAGAAAACTTGTCAGAGCTGACGCCTTGAGGACCGCCTGCCATAGCAACGCAGAGTTAGTTTCGCGTCAACCTGACGCAAAATAGGAGTTTTTGACTATGGGTGCCCGTGGCCCTGGGGCCAAACCGACCACCAAAAAGCAGGCCAGGAAACGCGGCCGCCCCAAGAAGCTACCATGGCAAAAAGCTGGCCTAACCCGTGCCGAGCGGGTAATTGCGTTCATCGAGAGCTTGAAGTTGACTGCAGGCCGCCATGCTGGAAAACCATTCCTCCTGCGGCCATGGCAGCGCGCCGACATTGAGGCGATCTACAAAACCGACCAAGACGGTCACCGAATCGTCCGCCAGGCCCTTCAGACCTTGGGGCGAAAAAATGGCAAAACCGCCTTGGTTAGCGGCCTTGCCCTGGCGCATCTCTGCGGGCCCGAAGCAGAACCCCGGGGGGAGGTATATTCAGCGGCATCCGATCGCGACCAAGCGGCGCGTGTGTTCCGGGAAATGGAAGCGACAATACTGGAGGATGAAGACCTGGCTAGCCGTTGCAATATCCAGCGATTCGCCAAGAAAATAGAAGTGACCGACGGGCCGGGGGCCGGGTCGACCTACGTGGCGCTATCGTCGGATGCGCGCAAGGCGCACGGCCTTTCGCCGAGCTTCGCGATCTGCGACGAGGTTGCCCAATGGCAGAATCGAGAGCTCTACGACAACCTCACGACGGGCATGGGTGCGCGCGATGAGCCGCTGACGGTGGTCATCTCGACGCAGTCTGGGGACCCCAATAGCCTCATGAGCGAGTTGGTAGCCTATGGGCGGGCGGTCGTTGATGGAACGATCGAGGACCCGAAGTTCTTTGCGTCGATCTATGTCGTCCCGGACGATGCCGACCCCTGGGATGAGTCGTTATGGCATCTGGCAAATCCGGCCTTAGGCGATTTCCGTAGCCTTGAGGATATGCGCGATCTGGCCGCGAAGGCGAAGCGGATACCGGCCCGCGAGGCGGTTTTCCGGAACTTATATTTGAATCAGAGTATCGCCACCGGCGCGCGTTTCATCCACGCTGCCGATTGGAGGGCATTGTCCGAACCCGTGGACCGATCGGCACTGCATCAGCGGCCCTGCTGGGGTGGTTTGGATCTGTCGAGCACAACCGATTTGACGAGCTTTAGCCTTTTCTTTCCCGAAGACGGCGGCGCACTTCTCAACTGGTCATGGTTGCCCGCCCATGAGATCGCCGAACGTGAATTACAGGATCGGGTGCCGTATCGTCAGTGGGCAGAAGCTGGTCTGCTGGAGCTGACGCCCGGGCGGGCCATCAACAAGCGTCATGTGGCAATCCGCCTAGCAGAGCTCGCTGCTGAATTCGACATTCAGAGCATAGGGTATGATCGCTGGCGGATCAAAGACATGACGGTGATTCTCGACGAAGAGGGAATCACCCTACCGCTGGAAGACTTCGGAATGGGATACAAGGATCAAGGCCCGGCGGTCGATGCCTTCGAGACCCGTGTCCTGGATGGTCCCCTGGCCCATGGCGGCAATCCATTGCTTCAGTGGGCCATCTCCAATGCCGTGGTGGTGATAGACCCGAGCGGCGCCCGGAAGCTCGACAAGTCGCGCGCCGTGGCGCGGATCGATCCTGTGGTCGCCGCGGTCATCGCGGTCGGCCTCCATGCCCGCACCCCGAAATCGGAGGAATCCGACTGGAGCGACTTCATCGTGACGGCGTAGGTTTGTCCCAAGTTGGGACAAACCTACGTATCGTCTCAGTTTGAGATGGAAGGTTCCGATGCGCAGATAGCTCAATCCAAATGGAACGATTTCATGAGGCTAGGCGGGATGTCATCGGCTCTTTCGATGATGATCGCCGCGAGGCTGCGACTGGGGTTTTTCTTGGTCGGGGTCGATCTAAGTGCTCGGAACAGGACACGATAAACCTCCCACTTCAGTGGTTTCCCGCCCACTCCGATTTTTCTGAGGATTAGATCGCCTTGCTGGGGCGGGTTCTTTTGGAAACCGTCGAAGTCGAAATCCTCTTCGTAGTCGTGATATTGGCCGGCCCTGTCTTTCATGATCACTCGAAAGCTGATTGTCATAGCGCCCCGCATCTAATGGTTGAGAAAACATCCTGACATAACGGCCATGGCCCGGCTACTTGCATTCGGTACAAAAAAAGAACGAATCCATTTGACATCGTGAACGTAGACGATTACGTGATGCTATCAGCGAGGCATGGAACCTATGGCAATCGATCTGGATAAACAGCAATTCACGGTACAGGACGTTCTAGCCTGCTGCCCCCGACTGGAGCAGGAGACCTTCCGTAATTGGCGTGACCGGGAGATTGTTATCCTGACGGCCCCCGATAACCCGGGCCGCGGCCGGCGGCCCCTCTTCACTGGTCGAGATATTATTCAGGTGGCGGCCATCAACGGGCTGGTCCGCCTTGGCATGATGGTCGGCAAGGCATCCATAGCGTGGGCAATGACACTGCGGCCGCGCCTTATCCAGCTCGACATGGGTACCGCATCCGATGCCGGCGCCGGCCTTGCTCTCTTTCACGATCACCCCATCACCGGCGAATTGATGGGTTTGATGACTTCCTTCAATCAGGACTGCCCGGCACTGGAGGATGATGACGGCCCGGCAAACCTCATCATGGTGTTGTTCGACAAAGAGGTTTTCCAGACGATTAAAAAGCTGGAGAGCATCATCGAGACTGGCACAGTTCCGCCGCCCAAATTGAACTACACCGACGTCCAAGGCGAAATTGACGCCATGTTCTACGAGAAGGACGATCAGGGCCGGAAGGTCCGCATCGGCTTGACCCACGAAGAGACCGAAGAGCTGCAGGCGCTGCAATCCAACAGTGACCGCCGCCGCGAACAGAGCTCCCGGTACCTCGAACTCACAGACAAATCCGACGCAGAAGCGCAACGGCAGATCGCCGCGCGCATGGATGCGAGGAACAAAGAATGAAATTCCTCCAGCGCGATCTCTGCGGGCCCGCGGTCGGCCCAAGAAAACCAAGCAATGCTCGAAGCGCTGGGCCTGTACGTTGGCGCGTTCCGGGTTCCATGGGAGCAAGCATTGCGAGGCCGCAAAAATTTGAACGTCGGATGACGTCCAGACCCTAGAAGGTAAACCGCCAACCGCGTCGTGATGACGCCATGGCCCAATGATGGAGCTTTTTATGAAGTTGAAGGATTTGCAGGAACAGCGCGCCCGCACGGTGGCGGCAATGCGTCAGTTGACTGAGAACCCGGCCAATGCCGGCGATCTGTCCGAAGAGCAGGCAACGCAGTTCGACCAGATGCGTTCCGACCTCGCCGGCATCGAGAAGCGCATCGAGCGTCAGGCGTTCATCGATGAAGCGGACCGCCGCGCGCAGGGCCAGACAATCTCCGGTCCGGGTGATGACCGCTTTGACGCGGAAGTCCGCAAGTTCTCACTGACCAAGGCGATTGCCATGCAGGTCCCCGACCTCGCCGGGCAGATCGATTGCGGTCGGGAACGGGAAATTAGCACCGAGCTGTCGCGCCGCATGGCCGGCACCTTCAAGGGTATCGCGGTGCCCCTGCAGGTCTTCGAGAAGCGCGTCATCACGACGACGGCCCCCGTCGGCGGCCCGGGCAGTAACATCATCGCCACCGATCATCTCGGCAATCAGTATATCGACCGCATGCGCAGCGCCCTGGTGATCAATCGCCTCGGTGCTCGGATCCTCTCTGGCCTTGTCGGCAATGTCGAGATCCCGAAACTGAAGACGAGCGCGACGGCCGGCTGGTTCGCCGAAAACGCCGCGATCGGTACCAGTGATCAGGAAATGGACAAGGTGACGATGGCACCGAAGCATGTCGGCGCCCGCACCGAGTTCAGCCGCAACATGCTGTTGCAGTCCTCGCCCGATATCGAGGAGCTGATCCGCAGCGATTTTGCCGCCCTCCTCGCTGAGGCGATCGACAAGGCCGCAATCAAGGGCGGTGGCGCGAATGAGCCGGTGGGCATCCTCGCTCAGTCAGGCCTGAATGACAGCATCAGCATGGCGACCCCGACATGGGCGAAAACGCTGGAGCTGATCGCCGCCATCCAGAACGCCAACGCGGAAGGAACCGCCTGGCTCACCAATCCGACCGTGGTGAAGAAGCTGCGATCGACGCTCAAGGTCACCGGCGACGCTGCGGCCGGTTTCATCATGGAAGGCCCGACAACGTTGGCAGGGTATAACGCCGCCGTCACGACGCTGGCCCAGGCAAACGGCGACAGCCCGGCCGGCAACCCGCTGATCTTCGGCAACTGGGGCGATCTGCTGGTGGGGTACTGGTCGGCATTCGATCTGCTGGTCAATCCATACGAAAGCACGGCCTTCAGCAAGGGCAACGTCCAAGTCCGCGGCATCATCACCGCTGATGTGGATGTGCGGCATATCGAGTCATTCGCCGCCGCGACCGATATCACGGCATAAGGATCGAGGCCATGGCAGCGACAATGGAAAGGCGCGAAGCGACAGAGTTTCGCGTCTCGGGGCGGCGGCTCGAAGGATACGCCGCCACGTTTGGCAACCCGGCAAAGATCGGCTCTTTCACGGAGGTGATCGAACCGGGAGCCTTCCGGACGTCGCTGCTGTCGGGCCGCGACATCCTCGCCCTGGCGGACCATGACCCCAGCAAGGTCCTGGCTCGCACGAGGAGCAAGACACTGACCCTCAGCGAGGATGGCAAGGGTCTGACCTTCTCCCTCGATGTTCCCGACACCCAGGCCGGGCAGGATGTCCTCGCCCTGGCACAGCGCGGCGATTTGGGCGGAATGAGCTTTGGCTTCACCGCCACCGATGAGGTGTGGCCCAGCAAGGACAAGCGAGTCCTGCGATCCGTGCAGCTATTCGAAATCAGCGTCGTGTCGGCCTGGCCAGCATACGAGGGCACGGTGGTGCATGCCCGGTCACATGTCCCCGTCATCACCCCGCGGCTCCGCCTCGCCCGGCTGTATATGGAGACCACACGATGAGCAAGCGCAGGCGCGAGAAGCGCTCACAACAAATCGATCCATTCACCGCGTTTGCGGTGAACGCGGTGAACATGCCGGCAGCGGCAAGCGTATCGGCACGGCTTGCTGAAAATCTCAGCGCCGTGCTGGCGTGCGTGCAAGTAATCAGCAGCGCCATCTCGACGCTGCCCATGTATGTCTATCGGGACACCGGCGCCGGCCGGGAGATCGATGAGCGACACCCGCTCCAGCGTATGGTCAGGAACGGCCCGAACGATCGGCAGACATGGCCGGATTTCATCGAATGGCTGATGGCGTCGACGCTGTTGCGCGGCAACGGTCTGGCGCACGTGGTCACTGATGGCGCTGGCCAGGTGGCGCAACTGTCGCCCTATCCCTGGGATACGGTCAACTTTCAGATCCTGCCGAGTGGTCGGCTGGTCTATGACGTCACGGAGATCAACGCCATCTATGGCGGCACCGGGCGGATGCGCCGCCTGCTCCAGGATGAAGTGCTCCATCTGCGATGCCGTACCGATGACGGCCTGATCGGCCGCAGCCCCCTGCAACGCTCCGGCCCGGTGGTCAGCACCGCCTTATCGACGCAGGAATTCGCCGGCAAGGCCATCGCAAACGGGTTATGGCCCTCGGGAACGATCGAGTTTCCCACTGAGGCAAAGCTCAATCCCGAGAAGGTGACGGCAATCAAGAACGAGCTGAGGGAGAAGCTCTCGGGCGCAAAGAATGCCGGCAGCTTCATGGTCCTTCAGGATGGCGCCAAATGGAATACGGCCTCGATCAGCCTGGAAGATGCCGAGCTTCTGTCAACGCGCCAATTCAGCACGGAAGAGCTTGCCCGGCTCTACAACGTGCCGCCGGTTATGATCGGCGATCTATCCAATTCCTCATTCAACAATACCGAAACGCTCGGGCGGCATTTCGCCATCCACACATTGCGACCCTGGACCACCAAGCTGCAGGCCCAGCTGGCGCGCGCCGTCTTCACGCTCGAAGAGCTGCAGACCCATAGCATCGAGTTCGACATGGCTGAGCTTATGCGGGGTGATCCGGTGGCACGATGGAACGCCAACAAGATCGCGGTGGATAGCCGGATTCTGACGGTCAACGAGGTCAGGGAGATCGAGGGCTGGAATCCCCGCTCTGACGGCAACGACCTTAAACCGCGCCAAGATGGCGCAGTTATTCCGACACCGACGGGAGAGGCAGCATGAAAAAGGAAATCCATTTGCACGGCGCGGCCGGCCGTAAGTTCGGCAAACTATTCGTGCTGGAAGTCGATTCGCCCCGCGACGCGATCCGTGCCCTTATCAGTCGCGTGAAGGGATTTCGCGAATTCATGGAGAAGGGATCCTGGCGAATCATCCGCGGCCGCGCCGGTGTCACTGTCGAAGAATTGGGTATGACCTTCGGCAAGTCCAATGAGCTTCACCTGGTCCCAGTTGCTCGCGGCGCAAAGCAGGGCGGCGTTGGCAAGATCATCGTCGGCGCGCTCATTGTCGTTGCAGCCGTCGTTTTCTCTATCCCGTCAGGTGGCGGCAGCATTGCACTCGGAACCGTGGCGATCACCGGAACAGGAATCACCTACGGCAGTATCGCCGCCTTAGGCGCCTCAATGATCCTCGCCGGGACATCGCAGCTCCTAGCCAGCACGCCCTCCTCACTCGGCAATGCGAATCAAAGAGAGGCTCCCGAGGCCCGCCCCAGCTTCCTCTTCAACGGCCCCGTCAATGTGGTGCAGGAAGGCCAGCCAATTCCCTTGGTCTACGGCAAGCGTGTGCGCGTCGGTTCAGTGGTCGCCTCCGCCGGCATCTTCACCGAGCAGCTTGAAGCCTGATCATGAAGCGGATCGAGATTTGGTTAATAGGCAAAGCGTTGGTGCTCATCGGCCACTTGCTCATGCGACTGGCATACATCGGCGCACGGCTTAAGGCCCGACTGACAGGTCATTTACAAAACGGAGAGTCAGGAATATGATTCACAGTGGTGCTAGTAACACCTTACAAAACGCGAGCGGATCCCGCCCCGACAGACACGCGGGTATTTTTGCGCCCAGATTTCGCTTAAGTCGGGAGTGCGACGGATACAAAACCCGCAAGGGAAAGAAGTCCGCCAGGGCTCGCGTCCTGGTTACTAGCTCCCGGCGCCAGCGCCACACGCTGGCATTTGGCCACTCAGGCCAATCTCGAGGAGCGTAATTCATGATCATCACCAAGATCACAGCGGATGACCGAAACGCAGGCCGGTCCCCAGCCCTTCACGAGTGGATCGATCAAGTGCGCATGCGGGGGCATACTCCATTTGCGTCGGAAACCGTGCAACGCAATGGCGCCATTATAAAGAGTATCCGATTCATCGACTCACGTGAGGTGCCGCTGTCGGATCAGCACTTTGCTAAGGCTCATAAAAAAGAGCTTTTCGAAAAACTGCATGCAGATGGTTGGTGGTGTTCTTGGGGCGCCGATGGCCAAGACTATGGCAGCTCTATGGATGCGTGGTTCAAGTCGCGCAGCGCTCCCGCTGGGAAAAATCATCCGCTGCTGAATCGCCAGATCTTCAGTGCTTTAGTCGGGGACGGCACAATGGTTCCGATCTTCCGCAAGGGAGGTCATGTTTATGTCGAACGCAATGCAACGGTCGAGGTCGACGACTGTGTCGCTATCGTCCTCACATCAGGCGACAAGCTTGTTCGGCAACTGGTGGCTGCGGCCGAACATTCGATCACGGTAAGGCAATTTCGCCCATACAAGGACTACGCAATTCAACGCAACGACATCAAACAGATGTTCAGGATCCCCCATTATTCAGAATTCATTGATGAACCGTTACCAGTCACCACGGTGGTAGGTTGGACCCAACAGGACGCCACGGCGGTGAAAAACTGATCATGACAGTGCGGCGCCGGCCATTCAAACAGGTGGACTTGACGCGGGCACTCCGCGCCACCCGGGCGGCCGGCGTCGAAGTCGCGCGCATTGAGATCGATACCGAAACCGGTAAGATCATCGTCATTGCCGGCACGGGGGAGCCGCCAACACCGGCCAATGCTTTCGACAGATGGAAGGCTCGCAATGCGGGTCAGACTTAAGGGTATCAACACCGTCAAGAAGCGCCTGGCCGATGGCTCGGCGAAGGTCTTCTATTACGCATGGAAAGGCGGCCCGGCTCTGCGTGGAGCACCCGGGACGCCTGAATTCATTGCTAGCTACAACGAAGCGGCCGCGCGCAAGGTCGCACCGGCCGCCGGAACCATGCTGACGGTTCTGCAGGCGTATCAACGCAGCGAGGATTTCATCGGCCTGGCCGATCGCACACGCCAAGACTACAAGGCAAAAATCACCATCATTGAAAAGGAGTTCGGAGACTTCCCATTGAAGGCCCTGACCGACCGGCGGTCCCGCGGCGAATTCATGGAGTGGCGAGACAAGCTCGCGGCCAGATCCCGCCGGCAGGCCGATTATAGCTGGGTGGTTCTGGCCAGGGTCCTGAGCTGGGCGCTCAATCGCGGCTTGGTAGACGCCAATCCCTGCGAGAAGGGCGGCCGCCTCTACCATGGCTCAAGGGCTGATAAGATCTGGACGCTGAAGGACGAGGCGGCTTTCCTGGCCATCGCGCCCCAGCACCTTCATTTGCCGCTCCTGCTGGCCCTTTGGACCGGTCAGAGACAGGGTGACCTCCTGCGGCTTCCCTGGTCGGCCTACGATGGCCGCCATATCCGGCTCAGACAGGGTAAGGGCGGCGTCCGGGTGGTGATCCCCGTCGGCGCACCGCTTAAGACCGCCCTGGACGCCACCGCGAAGATTGGACCCGTCATCCTGACCAGCACCGACAAGAAGCCCTGGAAGGCAAACGGGTTTCGGTCGAGCTGGAAGAAGGCTTGCAAGAAGGCCGGCGTCGCTGGCGTCACATTCCATGATCTCCGCGGCACTGCAGTAACGCGCCTGGCCATCGCCGGCTGCACCGAGCCCGAGATCGCATCAATCACCGGCCACTCAACGCGGGACGTGCGCACGATCCTCGATCAGCACTACCTGCACCGTGACCCGGTACTAGCCGAGAACGCAATCGCCAAGCTCGAAAGGGGAACGAAAACGCCCAACTAA